CGCTAAAGGGAATCCAGCCAGTTAGTACGCGTCGCCGCGAAACTCTGGATGGTCCGGGGCCCTGAGGCCCCCAGCCGTTTGCCCCACGTCACGGGGCGCCCCCTACATAACTCCGCCAGCGGTTGTAGGGTTAAACGGTGTAGCACGTGCCTTCGGGCCACGCGCGAAACCAAGGAGACGATTCACAACGGTTTGCAGTTGCTTCGGGTCCGGTATGGCTTGCCATACTGCGAACTTCCGGACTGCGAACCTTCGTCACTCGGTCGTTTCCACCTCTTTCTTCTGGGACAAGGTAAGGTGCGAACCTCTGTCCCCTTCCCTAGGCGCCAGCGCCCGGGGGAAAACGGTCTCTGCTCGCTACAGAGGCTACGCCGTCATGAGCGATGGGAGCTTGCGCTCTCCGTCGCGTCAATCAAGCGCAACCTGCCTGCGGGTTGCAGCCGGTGTACACCGTCCGTACAGAAAAGTTGGTACAATTCTGTACGCTCTCAACCACCACCCCCATCCTCCGAGTATCTCACACACGTCCGGCGTTGTGTTGCTCGGTTCTTTCGTCCCGGCTGGGACGACAGGTACTACGACTTCGTTCGTAGCCACCTGCCCAACCCTACCGCCCGTGCGGGGAAGCGCTCGCGCGCCGACCTGCTCTGGGCTGGTAGGAGGGAAGAATTCTATACCTGCACTACCACGGAAACGGAGTTGCGACCGTTGTTCGTGGGCAGGTACAAAGAAATCCAGTCTGCAGGGAAGAAGCGGCCAATGATCATCTTTGATGAGTCAGTGGATCTTCTCGGGCCTCTGCATAAGTTGATTTACTCCCACTTGAGGAGGTTCGACTGGCTTCTTTGCGGTCCACCGACCGTAGAAAGGATAACATCTGTCTGTCAAGGCGACGTCAACACCTCTGTTGACTTGACGGCCGCAACTGACGGTCTCGATCACTCTGTGACTGAGGCCATCCTCGATACACTCTTCTTCACTTCAGTGAAGGTCCCTCGGTCACTGCGCGGCTTGGCAGTGGCTTCTCTCTCGCCACTCTTTGTGGACCATGAGGGTGTGTATCGTAGGATACGGCGCGGACAGATGCAAGGGGCCTACCTCTCTTTTCCCCTCCTTTGCCTTCACTCTTATTGCGCTGCCACCTGGGCGGCGCGGTTCGATGAGGGAGCATCGGTACTCGTGAACGGTGATGACACTGTCATTTCAGCATCACGTGGTGTCGGCGTGCAGGACTACCCCCCGGGGTACCGGCTCAACGCCGACAAGACGACCGTTGCGTCGAACGTGGTTGAGGTCAACTCGACTGTGTTCCTAAGGAGTGGACGTAGATGGCGTGAGGTGCGCAATCTGCGGAGAGGTGGGGCTACGGTCAATTACCGCGGGATGTTGCACATGGCTGAGGCGTGTGCAAAGGCAGGTCCCGCGTTCGTTGACGCCTTCCAGAGGTGTCGAATTGGCCGTAGGTGGGGTTTTCTCCCCTCACAGTTAGGTCATAAGACCTACCCAGCGTGGAAAAGGGAACTGGGCATTGGTCGTCTTCGGAATTACACGGATCTACCGGTTCAATTCCACCCTCAAGACGAGCAAGGACTGTATAGGGTGCACGGTAGGGCACCCACTGCCATTGAAGCTGAGGCTTTACGGAGCTTCCTTTGGGAGAATGGCAGGAGGGGAGGTTTGAAGAGAGATGAATGGAATCCGTCCTGCGGTTCCATTCGTCGGACATACAGCTACAGGGCCCAGCCCTGTAGGTATAGGCTCAGTTTCGTCGGCTGGGCTGGCCGGTGTCATGCCTCCACTGCTGTAAAGAGGCTCGAATTCTTCCTCCTTCCTGAGGGGGTCGAATCGGAAGAAGAAAGATGTGGGCTCATGAAGTTGGAGATGTTCCGCCAGGGATTACCTCCGCCGGCCTTGAGCGAGAGTGATGAGTGAGACCAACATCGTCTCGGGGAGTCGCGGCTGCCATAGCCGTCCAGGGGTGACCTGTCACCCTATCTCCTTAAGGCGCGAAGTGTGGCGCGCCGCCATGTTCAGCACTATGCGGTGTGCTGGTACCAGATTAGTGTGAGGCTTAAGAACCTCCGCGAAGTGGACATGGTGTCCGTAGGTAAAGTCAGAGATCGTGTAAAGAGTCCACGTGACTTACCGTTTAACGTGTATTCATCGGACCAGCCGATGGCGTTACTCGGAGAGTAACCGTGGTGTCGGTCAACTACGGACCGGGGAGAGAATGGACGAGTCGCCGCGGGGTATCATTAGGTTGATACAGGGCGACTCCGCTACGCCTCGTTACTGCCGTCGGGGCAGGGCGAGATAATTTCGCGTCG